CAAATAAACCCCAAAATTTTAGAAATAGGGGTAGTTAAAAAGGGTATGACATGGAAGAAATGACATTCACAGAGTTGCAACAACGGATGCAGCTTGAAAAAAAGCAAGAACGAAATGCCAAGTACGCTTCAAGGAGTGCTGAGGATATTTACAACGTATTCAAGAGTTTGAAGTCTAATTGGAGCGTTGTTGTTGACTATGACTTGGTTGTAATTATGGACAAAACTTATATCAAAGCCACCGCTACAGCTTTTAAGAAAGGTTCAAGCGTGCAGTCGGTGGCATTTGCTGAGTTGTCTCCGGTCCCAATTTTGAAAACTCACAAAGGTGATTTAAAACAAATGACCGAGCCGCAATGGACAGGAGCGGTGCAATCATACGCTGGGAAATATGCCTTACAGTCGTTGTTTGCAATCGGTGATCAAGACGTTGACCAATTTGAAGTGTCGGAGGATAGTTTACAACAAAACCAACCTCACAACCCTCAACCACATCAACACCAACAACCGCAACAAGCACGCTACGAGTCAAGAAGCGATCAACAACCTAACTTCATTAGCAATGAGCAACATGACGCAATCATGCAGCAAATCAATGAGCTAGCTCTAATTACTGGTCAAGCAACCGAAACAGTAGCTAATTACTACTTGAAGAAGTACAAGCTCAATGACTTCCATGAGTTGCTAGTAGCAGGTTTTAACGTGGTATCTAACGACATTCAAACACAAATTAACAATCGAAAGGGATAAGACATGAAGGACGTAACGAACAACGCAACAAACAATTTCTTGGAAACAATCGAGCCGGTATATACGCCGGGAACAATAAATTTTGATTTTGAAGCATTTGACAAAGCTATCCAAGCGGCAGTAAGCGAGTTGTCAGACGAGCAACTGGACCAACTTGAATATAGCGATATCAAGAAAGAAATTACCCGCTATAAAGGTCTCGATGACAAGCTAGATGCAAAACGCAAAGAGATTTCAAAAATCTATAAGAACCCGCTCACAGAATTTGAGGGCAATTTGAAGAAATCACGCAAGCCATTGCAAGATTTGGTTGACAAGCTGCGTGCAAAACGTGATGAAATCGACAATCACCAAGCAATGCTCCGAGTTGACCACGTTAGATCAGTATTTGAAGAGAAGTGCGAGCTTGCTGGATTGGATAAGGACACATTTAAAGACAAATACGACGGCTATTCTTTGAAGAAGTATTTCAAAGACAAGAAGATGGAACTCAAGAAGGAGACCATCGAAGAAATCGACGCTCTTGTTTTGGCTGAGTATGACCGATTCGAAGAATACAAGGCTAACATTGCCATGATTGAGGAACAAGCCCTTGATTATGAATTGCCAGCGGAACCGTACACTAGAGCGCTGAACAATGATACACCTCTAGTTGAAATTCTCAAGCAAATGAAAAAAGACCGTGATGCGGCCGTAGAGCGTAAGCAGCAAGCAGAAGCCAAAGCGAAAGCAGAAGCGGCACGCTTGGCAGAAATTGAAGCAATGGCTAAACAGTCAGCTAGTGAGGAAATTAAAGCAGTCAACGCTGAAACTGGTGAGGTTATCGAAGACACTAAACCAGTCGAGGAAGCGCCTAGCAAGCCCGTTGAGCCTTACAAGGTCAATCTTTCACTAACTTTCCACGGCGGTGAGAATCAATGGCATCAATTCGCTAAGTTGCTAGATGATAACTTTGTAAATTATGAAATTCTAGGAGAGAATCAATGATTAATTCGACCGTTCTAGTTGGTCGCCTAACCCGTGACCCAGAACTAAAATACACGACCAGTAACATCGCAGTAGCTACATTCAGCCTTGCAGTTAACCGTAATTTCAAGGACGCTAACGGCGAGCGTGAAACAGACTTTATTAACTGTGTTATCTGGCGCCAGCAAGCTGAAAATTTGGCTAACTGGGCTAAGAAAGGCGCATTGATTGGAATTACTGGACGCATTCAGACCCGTAGCTACGAGAATCAGCAAGGTCAAAGAGTGTATGTCACTGAGGTAGTCGCTGAGAACTTCCAAATGTTAGAAAGCCGTGCGGCGCGTGAAGGCAGCAATGCTATTCAAGGCAATACATCGGGAGCGTTTGGCAACGACGGCGGCTATGCTGGGCCTTACGGGCAACAAGCACCACAACAACAAGGTCCAAACTTTGCAAGAGATAGCAGCCCATACGGGAACGCAAACCCTATGGACATCAGTGATGATGATTTACCCTTCTAATTTGGTAAAAACATGAAAATGATTTTAAACATCGAGCCTAAACCACAAACAAGGCCGCGATTCAGCAAATTCGGGACTTATGAAGACCCCAAAATGAAGGCGTGGCGCCGTCAATGTTCGCAACTTATTGAGCAAGAGTATGATGGGGAATTCTACGACGGGCCTATTTCAGTAGATGTCGTCTTTTACATGAAGGCCCCGCTTAATGTATCAAAAAAGCCCACGCCAAAAGCTAGAGCTAAAACGTGGGACACATTCAAGAGTTTTATGTCTGAAACACTTTGGCATGCGAAAACTCCAGACGTTGATAATCTTGTCAAATCGCTCTTTGATAGTATCTCAAAAGCTGGTTATAACAAGGTCGATAAGAAAGGTATCGTCTGGACGGATGACAGTATTGTTTGTGAGTTGAAAGCTCGTAAGAAGTACAGTCCTAATCCACGCATTGAATTTGAAATCAAGGAGCTTGAATGAATAGCAAATATAAAGACAAGCTAGTCGGTGTGTATGCACCGGGCAACTATGGGCGCACTAGTGTATTAGATCAAACCCAAGAATTTTCAAGATGGTTTTGGTCTAATCGTGAGGATATGGAACTTATCAGCATTACGCTAGGTATCGACGTTAAAAAGCTCAATCGCATTCTGACACTAGAGCAGTTGCCGGATGAAGACTTGTTAAGGAAGATGGTGGAATTATGCAAGTGAAGGAATATGCCTTGTATAAGGGTGAGGAATTACTGGCGATGGGAACTAAGCGTGAAATAGCCGAACAATTGGGTGTGTCAGCCAGCACAATCGGATACTATGGCACACCAGTGTATGCTCGCAGAACCAGTGAAAACGGAAGGAGATTAGTAAAGCTATGAAATATAAAGTAATCGTATATTACGACAATATGCCAGACAGTGAGCATATTTTTAGCAACAAGAACGACGCTATCAACGAATTGCACCGCTTGCGAGGTGTTAAATATCGAAATTCTAGGATGTACACAGTGGAGTTAATCGAATGCGATGGATAGTACGAGTAGCACGCACAATGGATGATGTTAAAGAGTGCCATTTCACAGATAAAACGAAGGCACTGAAACACATTGAAGTATTGAAGAAGTTAAGCATGGCAGTAGATGCTACTGTCTGGATGGAGGAAATTGATGATTAGAACGAAGTGGTTAGAGGTTGAATATGGATTTACTAATTACCAAGAAATCGACGATTTGATTAATGGGTTTATCAAAGAGAATCCACAAATTGAAATCATTGATATCAAATATCAGTCAAATATTTCAGCTGTGGCCGACAGTGGCGTTAGCGCTACATATTACCATACATCAGCACTAATCATTTACAAGGAGAGTACGAAATGATGAACAAGGATGAAGCAGTACAGAAATTAGCAAAGGTAGCACGTATTTCGGTAGCTTATGCCGAGGATTGAAGCAAGCTGACCCTAAAATTCAGTGGATGCGTGTGACTGAAGAAGTGGGAGAAATTCGGGATGTACTCTTGAAACCGACGAAATTCACGGAACCGCAAGCAGCACTCAAAGACGCAATCGGAGACACATTGGTAACGATTATCGTGCTAGCACATCAACTGGACCTCGATGTAACTGAGTGCTTAAATATTGCATACGAGGAAATCAAGAACAGAAAAGGAAAGATGGTAAATGGCACATTCGTTAAGGAGGAAGATTTGTGAAATTCATTGACCTATTCGCAGGAATTGGCGGATTCAGACTAGGAATGGAATCAGCAGGGCATGAGTGTGTGGCATTCTGCGAAATCGACAAGTTCGCTAGGGAGAGCTATAAAGCAATTCACAACACGGAGGGAGAAATAGAACTACATGACATTACCACAGTCACAGACGAAAAAATCAGAAACATCGGACACGTTGACGTTATATGCGGAGGATTTCCGTGCCAAGCTTTCAGCATTGCTGGAGCTAGACGAGGATTCGAAGATACTAGAGGAACTCTCTTCTTTGAAATCGCAAGGTTCGCCGCTATTCTCAAACCTAAGTATCTATTCCTTGAAAATGTCAAAGGACTCCTCAACCACGACAAAGGAGATACCTTTGAGACAATCCTCTCAGCGTTGGATGAACTCGGGTATGATGTGGAATGGCAAGTGCTTAACAGCAAAGATTTCGGAGTACCACAAAACAGGGAACGTGTGTTCATTATCGGACATCTTAGAGGAGAACGTGGACGAAAAGTTTTTCCTATCGGAGGAGAAGACGAAAAATCTAGTGCTAAACGGTTAGGAATCAATATTTTAGGGAATACTAAAAATCCCAACGGGACAGCTCAAGGGACTAGAAATATAGTGCATGATCCTAAAGGGATTGTAGGAACCCTGACAGCAACCGACTACAAAGGGCCTAAGCAAGTTGCTATACCGAATGAAATTAAAAAATATGGAGTATTACAGCCCAACTTCAATCAAAGTGGAGTGGTTTACGAAACGGATGATATATCACCAACAATAAGAACGATGCAAGGCGGCGGATTAGAACCCAAAATCCGTGTCCGTGAAGCGACTAAGCAAGGATACGCTGAAGCAAGTGTGGGGGATAGTGTTAATTTGTCGCACCCTAACTCCAAAACACGAAGAGGGAGAGTTGGCGAGGGCATCGCTAACACATTAGTGACTGGTGATAGTCAAGGTGTGGTAATGCCTAATTTCAGAATCAGAAAGCTAACACCTAGAGAGTGCTGGAGATTGCAAGGTTTCCCAGATTGGGCGTTTGACAGGGCGCAAGAGGTCAATAGTAACAGTCAGCTATATAAACAGGCTGGAAATAGCGTAACTGTCAACGTAATTAAAGAAATAGCGAGGTATTTATGAAACATAAAGATCTAACGATAGCCACAATTCTGCTAGTGGTGTCACTAGCCATTAACGTAACTACTGTTCTACGAGTGGTTAATAGACCTATCGAGACCGTGGTAATCCACAAGGCAGACAATGCCGTGGAATTACATGGCAAGGTTACTGGGAAATCTATGGTAGGCAAGCTCTACACGCTCGATTGTGGGGCTTACGGCAAGTTCCTTGTCAGCAAGGAGCAGTATGACAGTGTGCAGGTTGGGGATGATATTCCCAGCTATTTAAGGGGTAGAGGCTCATGAGCGTGAGATACAAATATTCCGGTCTGACACCAGAATTATATCAACGGTTAGTCAGTGAACATGCGGAACTTAGAAAAACACACAAAAAAGGCTCTTATAAGCAGTTTTTTCAAGAGGTTAGAGGATGCAGTGAAGTACAAGCTCGCATTATTTATCAAGCCTTTAACAGCGCAGTGGTGGAACGTGCGAGGATATCACCAGCAACTGTTGACAGGTTAGAAGGCATTATCTCCGATGAACTATTCGACGACCTCCAAGATTATCTGTCTACTAATTACACAAGAGGCAAAACCACGCACTCAGTGTTGAATAAAACCAACGCAGGACTGCCGGAGGAATTGTTCAAACGATTTCAAGAGGAAGTGGAAGAACTACGCAAGAAACACCCTAATAACTTAAATAACTATATTAGAGAGGTTAAAGGGTGCGACCATAAAAATGCTAACAGAACCCAAAACGCCCTCAATCTGTGCTATGCGGAAAAAGCTGCACTAACGCCTTTGAAGGCAATCCAAATGGAAGGGTTACTTTCGAGAGAGTTGTTCAGCGGAATCATTGATTACGTCTTCAATAACTACGAGTGGAGCGAGAGATTAGATGATGAAGTCGACCGCATAACCCTAGAATATAGAACTAAAGGCAGGGTAGGCCGTGAGAAGACCACGGTCAGAAAAGCCCTATATAAAGCCTATGCGTTAGGCGTGTAGCTAGAACGGTTTACGAGGGTTCGACTCCCTTGCTAGCTATTACCAGTCAATCTATATACGGAAAAGAGGAATCCTTTTGTATTTTTTCATTCAAATCAGCGGAAGCGTGACTGGTCGTGGATGCAACCAAATCCAGTAAATAAACAATTAGAAACGAGGAGCCTTTTTTATTTCATTCACAAATCTAAAGCGTCTTACTGGTGACGTGATTATTCAAGGTTTAATGCCTGCAATGCGAAACTGAAATCTCCATAATTCTACTTACTTTATTCTTGTATTATTTCAAAAAAAGGAGGAAAACCTCCAAAATGATTTCTATATCGCAGACTGGAATGGTTGTATAAGGGGTTCGATTCCTCTTGCCAGTCATTGTCTGTCAAACACTAACTTTTAGTGGCTTGAACACTTTTTCAACACCGGACAAGCTGACAGACCTTGTCCAAACAAAACCCAGCAAATTTAAGAAAAAAGGATGTGAAACACCCTCTTTCTTATTGATATCGCATTACAAAATAAAAGCCAAAGACCTTGCTGGTGTCGACGGCTAGAAATGAGGTGATAAAAGGCTTGAGAAACACCCCAAGAATAAATACGTATTCTATCTTTTCAATAAAATCTCTTAACGTTTCTTGGGCCAAAATAAAAAAGACCGACACAATGGCCGGCACTCTTTGAAAATCAACACTACTATTATACCAGAGAGGGCAGAACAATGCTATTGCCGGAAATTGATGAAAAAGCAACAATCAAACGTTGCAAGCGCAAACTTCGAGAATATCCACGCTGGCGAGAGATTGCACACGATAGCGCTGAGCAGAAGATTACACAAGAGTTCACTTTCATGCCCAGAGGTGGCAGTGGTGTAAGTAGGCCGGTGGAAAATATCGCAGTTAGGCGTGTCGATGCTATGAACGAGCTAGAAGCCATAGAGCAAGCAGTTAGCGGGCTATATCGTCCAGACTATCGCAGAATACTAATAGAAAAATACCTAGCTTATCCACCTAAACCAAACTGGCAAATTGCCCAAGGAATTGGATTCGAGAGAACAGCGTTTCAAGAGCTGCTAAATAATGCTATCCTAGCTTTTGCAGAACTGTATAGAAATGGTCAATTAGTCGTAGAACGTTGAAATTTCGGTATTTAGACGGATAAAGCACGGTATCTTACAAGTGTTTAAAGTGGTATTGTTATATTATCGAAGAAAAACGGAGACAACTCATTTTGTGGGTTGTCTTTTTCAGTATCGGAAAGGAGTTGATGGAAAATGGGATGACCGAGAAACAAATGAAGTTTGCCGATGAGTACATCATCAGCCTAAATGCTTCGCAAGCATATAAGAAGGCTTATCCTAATATTAAGAACAATGATGTTGCAAAGGCTAATGGAAGTAGACTGCTTGCTAAAGCTAACATCAAGGCTTATATAGACGAGCAACTTGAGAAATTAAAGTCGGAACGTGTTGCGGATCAACAGGAAGTCATGGAATTTCTCACGGCTGTAATGCGTGGCGAGGTTGAAGAACCCCTGCTTGTTCTCGACGGCGAAGGTATGCAGCGCATTGCTCAAGCTAAGCCGAATGTTGCCACCCGTCGAGCTGCGGCAGTTGATATCGGTAAACGTTACAGAATGTGGACAGATAAGGTAGAAGCCGATGTAACGCAAGATATCAATATTAATGTCGGTGAATGGAATGACGATTAATCTTGAAATCAATCCAAGCAAGGTGTTTAATCGGCATATCTATGAGCATTTGTTTGATTACGACACATTCACTGAGGTTCATTACGGCGGAGCGTCTAGCGGTAAGAGCCACGGGGTCTTCCAGAAGATAGTCCTCAAGGCTCTTAAAAAGTGGGACAAACCCCGCAAAGTATTGATATTGCGAAAAGTAGGCTCTACGGTTCGTGATTCGGTGTTTGCGGATGTGCAGGCAGCCTTGTCTTATTTCGGTGTGCTTAATCTATGCAAGGTTAACATGAGCGCATTCCGTATTGAGCTGCCAAACGGGGCCGAGCTGATTTTCAAGGGGATGGACAACCCAGAAAAAATCAAGTCAATCAAAGGCATTTCAGACGTGGTCATGGAAGAAGCGTCAGAGTTTACGCTCGATGATTACACGCAGCTAACACTTCGTCTAAGGGATAAAGCTCACAAGCAGAAACAAATCTACTTGATGTTTAACCCAGTGTCTAAAGCTAACTGGGTATATAATGCGTTCTTTGTGAAGAACCCTAAAAATACAGTGGTTTATCAAACGACATACAAGGACAATCGCTTTCTGGACGACTTGACCAAGGAGAATATCGAGGAGCTAGCAAACCGAAACGAAGCCTACTACAAAATCTATGCCTTGGGTGAGTTTGCCACCCTCGATAAGCTAGTATTTCCCAAGTACGAGAAAAAATTACTCAATAAGGACAAGCTTAAACAGCTACCGTCCTTTTTTGGTCTTGACTTTGGTTTTACAAACGACCCCACGGCGTTTATGCACGTCAAAATAGACCGAGAGAATAAGCGACTATACATCCTAGAGGAGTATGTCAAAAAGGGCTTGCTTAACAACCAGATAGCAGAAGCCATCACTAGCCTTGGCTACTCAAAAGAGGTGATTATGGCTGACTCAGCGGAGCAGAAATCTGTTGCAGAATTGCAAACACTGGGCTTGCGTCGAGCTATTCCGGTAGATAAAGGTAAAGGTTCAGTCCTTCAAGGGATTCAGTTCTTGCAGCAATTCGACATCATTGTCGATGAAAGATGCGTCAAGACGATTGAGGAGCTTGAGAACTATACATGGCAGAAAGATAAACATACAAACGAGTATATCAACAAGCCGTGTGATAGTTATAACCACTGTATCGACGCTATTAGATACGCACTTCAAAACCTTATTTTCGTCAAGGACAGACAGGACGTAGACGCTAAGATTAGAAGGGTTAACAAACTGATAAGGAGATAGAATGACGAATACAACACATAGTGCTGACGATATTTTGCATGAAGGCCAGTATATCCCTAGATCGTACCAATTCGAGCGTGACATGGAGCCGACTAGCTTGCAAAAGCGTGAAGACTTTCTTCACTTTCCCAAAGAAGCTAACACCCACTTCATGGCTCAATCAGCGGACGACCTAGTGGACACGTTCCAAGGGCGTGAGAAGTTAGAGAAGATGGTAGTTCAGTTCCAAGACGGACAGATAGACCGCTTGAATATCCTAGAGAGCTACTCAAACGGGAACAACTACACCATTCTAAATGGTCGTAAACGACTAGAACCAGAGAAAGCTGACTACCGTATTAGGCATGACCTGGGCGGACAAGCTAGCCGCTTTTTTACCGGTTATACAGTGGGGCAGCCTATTTCAATCGGAGCCACTGATGCTAATAGCGACTTGACGGCTATTGACGATTTCAACGCTTACAACGACATTGAAGCCCTTAACCGTGAATTAGTCTATGACGCTTCACGCTTTGGGCGAGCGTTTGAGTTGCATTATTATGACGAGTTTGGCAATCCTGCAGTGGTCTTGATTGACGCAAGAGAGATGTTCACAATCCGCAGTGCAGACGTCCGAAAGGATATCATTGCGGCTGTGCATTGCCCAGTTTACAACGGTGAAATGTTTGTCACGGTCTATACGGACAACAAGATTGTTAGCTATGATCCAAACTGGCAGGAAATCGAACGAAAAGAAAACCCGTTCGGAATGGTGCCAGTGGTTGAATGGCAGAATAACCGAGAGCGTTCGGGAGATTGGGAGAAAGGTATTCCAATCATTGACGCTTACGACGCAGCAGAGTCGGACACAGCTAACTACATGTCAGACCTCAATGACGCAATGCTAGTTATCAAGGGCGATGTTGAAAGTACCGGCATGAATGCGTCCGACATCATGAAAATGAAACACGCTAACATGCTTGTGCTTGAAAGTGGTGTCGGACACAACGGACAGCAAACGTCATTAGATGCCGGCTATATCTACAAACAATACGATGTGAGCGGTGTTGAAGCGTATAAGTCACGTTTGATTAAAGACTTCTTCCGAATCGTCGGATTGCCTAATTTGCAAGATGATTCGACTTTCTCAGCTACGTCTGGGATTGCTATCCGCTACAAGCTAGTTGACTTGCAGCAAGTTACAGCCGTCAAACGTGGGTTCTTTGTTAAGGCACTCCGAAGACGCTATAAACTGCTTGAGTTGCTATCTAACAATCTCAAAGGTATCGAACCAGTGGACGCTGACATGCTGACATTTACATTCCATGAGAACCTACCAACGGATGTATGGGCTGAGATTCAATCTGCTATCAATTCCGGCATGGAAATCTCACAAGAGACGCTTATGGAATCAGCTAGCTTCACAGATGCCCGCAAAGAAAAGAGCCGTTTGCTCAAAGAGGGTGGGGCTACTGATCTAGAAGTCAGTCAGATTGTAGGTGTTGAGGATGATGACGAATAATGAACGCTACAATGCTGAACGAAAAGCACAATCAGACCTAATTAAGCGTGACATAGAGCGTGACAAGGTCTTAAAAGAGCTCTATCAAGCGTCATATAACCGCATGCAGGGCCAAATAAACGGCTTTTACATGCGCTATGCTGACAAAGAGGGGCTAAGCCGTGCCGAAGCTATGAAGCGGGCTAGTGAGTTCGATGTTACTGAGTACAAAGACCGAGCTAGAAAGGCAGTAGTCGAGAAAGATTTCTCGCACGGCACTAATCAATGGCTAAGACTGTTTAACCTCAAAATGAAAGTCAGCCGTTTGGAGCTACTCAAAGCAGAATTAAGGCTTGAAATAGCTAGCCTTATATCAGACGTTAACGAAGTCTTTGATGAAGCGCGTGAGAGTGAATATTTAGCCGAATTTAAGCGCCAAGCTGGTATTTTGGGCAATTCTGCCGTCAATGCAGTAAGCCGCATGAGAGCCATCTTAGACGCTGATTTCTACGGACAGAATTTTAGTCGCAGAGTTTGGGGCAGGAACGGACTTCATGCAAGTATGCAGAAGGATGTGTTTAGCTCGCTAGCACGTATCTTCACCGACATGGACGGTTTTAAGCAGGAACGGCAGCGATTAGCTAAGAAATATAACACAAGCCAAGCCAACGCCCAACGATTGCTCAAAACCGAAATAGCTCGCATTAATGCTGATACAGAATTGATGATGTTGAAGGAAAATGACTTCACGCATTTAATCTATGTCGCTGAAAGTGGGGCTTGCGATATCTGTAAGCCTTTGGATAGAAAAGCCATACCGATTAACAAGGCAGAGAAAGGGGTTAACATGTACCCAATGCACCCTAACTGTCGTTGTTCAGCGTATGGACATATCAAAATGGAATATAAAGCCGGTGGCAGCACTCTTGATGAAGAAGCTGTTAACGGTGTTTGGGGTGAATAACCCCTTGTCCAGACCGTGCTGACGACATTAAAAGCTGCATGAGTTCGAGGGGGTTGCTCGTAAAAGCGTAAAGAAAGGAGCCTATCATGGCAGAAAAAGAACTTGAAACAGTTGAAAATCCTCAAGAGGTTGAAGCTAGCCAACCAGAAAAAGAGGAAAAAATGGTGTCAGTTGCTGAGATGCAGCGTAGACTCAAGCAGATGGAAGAAAAACATACTCTTGAAATCGCTGATATGCAAACCGGTATTCAATCTCAAATCGAGGAAGCCGTTGCTAAAGCTAAAATGAGCGAAGAAGAACTTCAAGAGCTGCAACAGAAACAGCGGGATAAAGAATTCGAAGAAGCCCAGAGCACAATTGCAGCACTTCAAGCACAAATCGCTCAACGTCAAATGCAGGATATCGCTATTAAAGAGCTCGAAGCTCAAGGCGTGCCCGTCAACGAGTCAACGCTTGCCTTCGTTGTTAAAGGCGATGAAGAAGCTACTAAGCTAGCTGTTTCAAACATGGCTAACATCTTAAACTTGCAGAAACGAGAAGAAGCCAAGGCTCTACCACCTCGCACAAGCGGTGGAGAGGAAGGACGTTCTCATCGTGGAAAAGACAAGTTTGACAAAGCCAAAATCACTAATTTCTAATCAAAGAAAGGAGAGCGCATGGCTCAACAAAAATTTAATCCAGACACAGTCCTCTTGTCTGATTCTCTTGGAAAAGAGGTCACATCAGAACAAATCACTGATCTATTCACTGACGAACTTGTTAAAACTTCAAAAGTCATTCAGCTTGGTCAAAAAGTTGAAATGGAAGGGAAAATGGTCCGTAAAGGCGTTGAAGTTGGTCAATTGACAGACGCTTACTTCGTTGGTGAAGGTCAAAAAATCGGCACTGCAAAAGTACAAACTAAATCTTACGTTCTTGAATCTCGTAAATTGGCAGTTATCTTGCCAGTTACAGAAGAAGTCCTCAACTACACTTGGACTGACTTCTTCGAATCAATCAAGGACAAGATTGTCGACTTGTTTAACAAGAAAATCGACGGGGCGGCATTCCTTGGATTGTATAACAACCCATTCGGTGCCAACGTTTTGGCGTCTGCTAAACGTGCTCAAAACGTCGTATCTGGGGACATCAACCTTAATAACATCTACGATGTAGAAGATAAGTCAGAAAAAGAACCTAACGCATTCGTAGGTCACCGCACTATCAACCGCACACTTCGTGGGATTGTCGACAATGTTAACGGTGGTCAACACATCTTCACTAAACCAGCTAACCCTAATGCAATCGGTGAGCTTGATGGCCTTCCATATTCTCAACTTCAATTGCAAGATGGGCAAACTTACCCAGCAGGTACATTGATCACTGGTAACTTCAATGGTTTGGTTTACGGTATTCCAAACGGTACTAACTTGCGTCTTAAAATCGCAGACCAAGCTACTTTGTCTAAAGTTCAAAACAATGGCGACCTTGATTCTGGTGACGTTCACTTGTTTGAACAAGACATGCAAGCACTTCGTGCAATCTTTGAAATTGCCGTAGCGATTCCAAACGACGAAGCATTTGCAGCGATCCAACCAGTAGGAGTCTAGTCAGGAGGTTTAAATGACCTATAAAGCTAAGATTACATTCCGTGACTTGCAAGATAACGAGTATATCTATCAAGCCGGGGAAGTTTACCCACGAGAAGGCTATGAGCCATCTAAAGAGCGTGTGGCAGAAGTTCTTGAAAAAGGCGGTATCGAACAAGTCGAGCCGTCAAAAGAGCTTACAGTCAAAGAGCTCAAAGCAAAACTTGATGAAGCTGGTATCGAGTATGATGCCAAAGCAAAAAAAGCAGATTTAGAAGAACTTCTAAAGGCTGCGGAGGGGGTCTAAAATGAACGATATCCAACTTGAGAAGATTAAGCGTCGGTTGGGTATCGACGTTGAAGACGATCTTGAGGATGAATTGATTGAAGACTTAGTCAACGACGCCGAGAGTTATTTCAAAGCGTTAGTCGGAACAACCGAGATTGACAAGAAATATCATTTCATTATCGAAAATGTTGTTTACAAGCTCTATGGTCGTAAGGGGTCAGAGGGTGTCAAAACCGAAAACGTAGACGGCTATTCAGTCACCTACGAGGATTGGGACGACATATTCAAGCCTTACAGAAAGATTCTGGATAAAGATTTTGGCCTAGATGGCTCGTTAGCTCGAAAAGGTAAGGTGAAGTTTCTATGAAAACACCACACCGCATTAAGCTAGTGAAGCAAGGTGTTTCGACTTACAACCCAATCACTGATAAGCACGAAGAAAAGGCACAGTCTAGCAAGATTGTGCCTTGTTTAGTCAATTTTATTGACCAACAGCGTGTATTTGAAGCCTACGGGAGTAGGTCAGACGTGGTCATGATATGCCGATTCAATCAAGAGCAGAAGCCGTTTGACTACGCTCTATACGAGGGTAAGAAGTATTATCCTATCGAACGCATTGACGCACCGATAAAAGGGGCAATTCGATTGAAACGAGGTGAGCTAAATGGCTAATTTCACAATCGAGTGGAGAGGGGACACAGTCCTCGCAGCCGCTTTGAACAAAGCAAGTCAAGGGGTTAGAACACAAGCTCAAAACGCTCTTAAAAACTCAGCCGAGAAAGGCAAGAGCATTTCAAAAGGTCTTGCGCCAGTGGATACCGGTTTCTTGAGAGCTAATATCACCACTAGGCATTTAGGCGAAGAATCGCACATCCATTCAGCCGCCTCTTATAGTGGATTCCAAGAGTTTGGCACACGCTATCAGCCTGGTAAGCCGTTTATGCGTCCTATGATGCACCAAATCGAGCCTTACTTCACAGAACAAATCCGTAAAGTTATGGAAGGAGCCTTTAAATGACACCTAGCCACGACTTATTCAGAAATCTATTCGCTATTGCTGACGAAACATTGGCAACTTATGACTACTTACCCGATTCATCCGCCAGCTATCCCTTCGCTTTCATCGGTGAGAATAGCTCAGCGCCTACGCTCAATAACGACAATTTTGGAACGATAAGACAAACCGTCCATATCTACGGGACTAGAGTGCAGCGTGCAGAGCTAGACGCTCACTGTCAGACGTTGGAACAAGCTAGCGAACGAATTAAAGGGTTTGAATACAACTTATTGAAGACTGGGACAGACAAGCAAGTCTTACCAGATAATACAGACGTCCAGCCATTGATTCACATTGTGCTGGATTTTTCATTTTCATATACCAAAAAGGAGGAATAAATGGCAGAACTTATTTTGGGTAAAGACCTAATGGTCTTCTTCCGTCGTGTTAAAGACCAAAAGACACAAGACGCTGCTAAAGTACGTTTCCAAACAGAACACACTATCAATGCTGAGAAAGAGGTTGAAACAACCAAAACTAAAGACGGCGTTGTTAACTCAATCTCGGACGGTGAAGTTTCTGGGGAATTCGTATCGCTTGCTTATCGTGAAGATGGCACTACTACGGAGATGTGGCGTGAAATGCGTAAATGGTTCATCGCAGGCGACAAAGTAGAGTGCTGGCAAGTTGACCTTGCTTCTAAACGCGCTTCTGGTGGCAAAGATGTCTATGACGTTGAATATTACCAAGGCTACCTTAAAAACTTTGAAATCGCAGCACCCGCTGACGACAAAGTTGAGCTTTCTTATGAAATGGCTATCGACGGCAACGGTATTATTTCAACTGACAGCTTGACAGAAGCTCAGAAGAAAGCAGTCGCAAGCGCTCAATACGACTACCACACTCTTGCTAAAGAAGACAGCCTAGTGTCATCTATCTAGTCTATTGCAGGGGCTTTGTGCCCTTGCTTTTTTTGTATAAAGGAGAAATAAAACATGATTCTATCTATCAACGGACGAGACTTTAATTTGATTTTCGGACTTGCGTTCTTGCGTGAGATCAACAAATTGCACTCAGCAGAGCTTGAGGGCATGAAGACTGGTTACGGTGCTATGACATTGATTTCAGCCGGTGTCGCTATCAACGACCCTCTTGCATTCGTGGACATCATCAAAGCTGGTACGATTACAGCACCACAAAAACCAAGTGATGCAGACATTGAAGCCTATCTTGCTGATTTGATTGACAAAGGTAAATACAAAGAGACAATCGACTCTATTATTGACGAGTTAAAAGCGTCATCCCTACTCAAACTCGCAATGAACGTTCAAGAGTAGGGCAAAGTCAACCAGATTATGATTTCAGCTATGATGACGCAATGGCTCTATTGATTGCAAGGCACGGCATGAGCTACGTTGAAGCTGCCAGGACAACTCTTGTTGAATTTGAGGTATACAATACCGCCTACGCAATTAAACAAGAGGATATCCGTTTTAATGCAGCAATCCAAGCATGGTATAACCAAACCGTCCAAGCTACCAAAGGCAAGGGCAAGAGTGTTCGCTCAGCTTACAGAACCTTTAATGAGTTTTATGACCATGAAAAAGAGTTCAGTAAGATATTTAAACCAGAGGACACTGCGCCTAGAAGTCGAGCGCTCTCGTTAGCTGATAAGAATAGGATCATCAATCAAACAAAGAAAGGGGGTAGTTAATGGGAGCATCTTTTGACGTTACGGCCATATTACGTGCCAACTCAAGCGACTTCACCAATGGTGTCAATGCTGCTAGGTCTGCCCTTGCTGATTTGAGAAATCAGTCTGGGGGCATGCTTGCTCAAGTTGGTAGCAGCTTGAAGTCAGTTGGTAGCGCCATGCAGTCAGTCGGTGCAGGAATGACCACGGCTTTCACACTGCCTATGGTTGGTGGGTTAACTGCCGTCATCAAAGGTTATGCAGACCTTGAGCAATCTTTGGGTGGTGTTTCTACGCTGTTCAAACAGAATGGTTCAAGTGTCAACACCCTTGCCAGAGACTACGGCATGACCAGGGAACAAGCCCAAGCGCTGTATAACACAATGGACCGTGAGGGAACCAACGTCATCGAGAACGCCAACCGAGCATATAGAACGGCTGGTGTATCTGCTAATCGATACATGGAGCAGGTGACGTCGTTCTCAGCTACCTTGCTGCAAGGTCTAGGCGGTGATACTGCCAAGGCTGCAAAGTATGGGGATAAAGCGCTTGTCCAAATGTCTGATAATGCGAATAAATTCGGTACTAACATGACCGATATTCAAAACGCTTATCAAGGTTTTGCCAAGGACAACTATTCAATGCTGGACAACTTGAAACTTGGTTATGGCGGTACCATGTCCGAAATGGCCCGTTTGGTCAATGAGTCTGGTGTCTTGAATGGCGAGTTTGAAGCTACGGCTGACAATATCCGTGACATTCCATTTCATACCTTGATTGACGCTATCGGTATCACTCAAGATAGATTGGGAGTAACCGGAACGACTGCCAAAGAAGCAAGTACAACCGTTTCGGGTTCATTCAATTCCATGAAAGCTGCCGCCGAGAACTTAGTAGCCGGCTTGGGTAACAACGAAGCTAATATCAAGCAGCTTATGGAAAACATGAAGCAGACTATCATCACGTTCAAGGACAATGTGGTGCGTGTTCTAGGGACTATCTGGGACAATCTGCCAGTTGACGGCTGGGTTAAATGGGCAGCACTTATCGTTGGAGCAGCAGGGCCTATTATTGCGATATTGGGGACCCTAATCATTTGGATTGGTAACGTTGTTTCTGCATTGAGCACAATCGGTGGCGCTATTAGTTCAGTGGTAGGGTTCTTTTCAAGTGGCTCTACCGCAGCTAGCGGTCTAGGTGCTGCTTTCAGTGGGCTATCAGTCGGAGCTCTTGCTGCTTTTGCTGCGATTGTTGCTGCAGTTGCTCTAGTTGGGGCTGCGCTCGTTGACTTATGGAACAATAACGAGAATTTCCGTGCACAAGTTACGGCAATCTGGGAAACCATCAAGAGTGCAATCACTAGCGCTGTTCAAGCCATTGTGTCGTTCGTTATGTCAATTTGGGGGCAGTTGACTTCATTCTGGAACGAAAACCACGCCTTGATTATGCAAACGGCGACAACTTACTGGAACATGTTTAAGGGTGTGATTGAAAATGTAATGAACGCTATCTTACCAGTGATTCAAACTGGCTTGAATTTGCTTATTACATTGTTTTCTACATCTTGGCAACTTATTACCACTGTCATTTCCACGGCTCTTGAAATCGTGTTAAACATCATTAAGATGGCTATGCAAATCTTACAAGGTGACTGGTCTGGAGCGTGGGAAACACTCAAGACTATCTTGTCTACTGTGTGGGAAGGTATCAAGTCTCTTGTTTCAATCGGTATCAATGCTATTGGTCCGATTATCCAAGCGGGTATTCAATTCATTCTCGCTATCTGGAACGCAGCATGGGCATTGTTAGCTATTCCATTCCAAACGCTTTGGGCATTACTTCAACAAATCGCTGGCGGAGCTATGACTGCCATTAGCGGTGTGATTAGTGCCGGTATCGCCGTGATTCAATCCATTTGGTCAGCGGCGTGGACAGTTATCCAGACAGTTTTCTCGACAGTTTGGAATACAATCATGTCTATTCTGTCACCTATCATGGCCGGCATATCAAGCATTATTTCAAGCACTTTGTCAGCTATTCAAGCGATTTGGAACGCTATCTGGACGGGGATTCAAGCTGTTTTGGCTGGTGTATTAGCTGCTATTGTCGGTTTGGTTACTGGTAACTTCTCACAAGTTCAAGCGGCTATTTCGTCAATTATGTCAGCTATTCAAGCCACTATCAGTGCGATTTGGAACGCCATTTTGTCACTTATTAGTAGCGTACTAAGTGCGATTGCTAGCACTGTATCAAGTACATGGGCATCTATCCAGTCAATCGTTTCAAGCGCTATGAGCTCGGTTCAGAGCATTATCAGCTCAGCATGGAGCGCTGTTAGGTCAGCAGTATCAAGCGCCATGAGCTCAATTCAATCAGCTATTACTAGCGGATTTAGTGCCGTGGTATCAGCGGTAACAAGTGCCGGTCAGCGTATCATTTCAGCGGTCCGCTCAGCGTTCAGCGGTGCACTTAGTGCAGCCCGTGGATTCGTTGGGCAAGCTGCAAGCGTTGGTTCTCAATTGATTAGCGGTTTCGTTAGCGGGGTTACATCTGCAGCCGGCAAACTGATTTCAGCGGTTAAAGGTGCGGTAAGTAATGCCATTAACGGAGCTAAAGCTTTGCTTGGTATCAAATCGCCATCCCGTGTATTCCGTCAATTCGGTATCTACACGGATAAAGGTTTCATCATTGGTATTGATAGCAAAGCGGACCAAGTAGCCCGTTCAATGCGCTATATGGCCCAAGGAGCTATCGACGCATTCACCGGGCAAGACATCAACGGAGCTATCACTGATGAACTTGGTAGCATGGACGGCCAGTTAGGCCGTTTAGCAGGGTATGATCCATCAGTTTCATTCAACGGCGGCACGATGTCAGTTACTCAACAAGCAGCGGACATCGTGCTTAAAATGGGTGATACAACTTACAGAGCATTTACTGAGGACATCACTAACGCTCAATCAATGGAATTAATGCTTGATAACTATTAAGAGAGAAAAGAGGTTTTAGCTAATGTATGATTATGCTTCATTGAAGCGCACGGAATCAACGGTGCTGCAAAGAGCGCCAGTTGATAACATGCGTATCAACGGAACACCAATTGAAGATATCATCCAAGGGTATCGACAACTTACAGTTAAGGGGCGTTCACTGCTCAATCGTGAAATTTCAACTACTCGTGTTCCTGGGCGCCGTGGTGTCTGGGTGGATAGCGTCAACGATTCAGAGCGTGAGATTGAAGTTAAGTATCAGTTAACTACGGTTACTAGCCAAGTCATGAGGACCTCTTTCCGAGAACTTAACCGTATCTTGAGAGAGGTCGGTCCTAGTGGCTATCTCGAAGTAACTTTTGATGATGAGCCGGATTTCACTTACTACGCAATATTCAAGGAAGCGGACGAAGTCGAGGAAGATAGGCTTTCAATCATTAGCAGTTTCGTTTTGCTAGTGCCAGACGGCTATAAAAAACGAGTTCCAGAGCGTTCTAACGACGTTGTTTATCTAACTTACGCTAAGCAGGTAATACCTGAGAAGATTGTAGCCGTGACATCTACAGCGGCAACGGAATTTGAAATTATCAACGGTCAAACCAAGCTATCGTTTAAGGGTAGCTACGCAGCTAATAAAGAAATCGTCATTAAATTCGGTACAGAAGAAGTGACAGCTACTTATGACGGACGTAATATCCTAAGTGAATTACAACGATTTAGCCCGTTAGAGCAGTTTTATGTGAAGGACGGCGACAGATTGACCGGCAAGAATGTAACTATCCGTGAGGTACAGTGGAGGGATGAGAGTCTATGATCTATTTATTCGATAAGGACGAAAAGCTTATCAAGATTGTTCGCAAGCCTGCAATTAAGAAAGCATTGCAAAAATTCAGCCTTACCACTGAGAACTACGTTTCAGACCGCTTGACTGTCGAAATGAAAGCCTTGAAGGATGATGAACTGGCAAAACTGGAATACATGGCTATTCAGTCAATCGACGATACCCACAAATTCCATTACTTCTACATCGCCCAAGGCAACACCAAAGGGGATATCACAACGCTTGTCGGTGTTCAATCCGGTATTGAGGAGCTACGCAAGACAGTTGTTTATGACAAACGCCCAACAGACCAACGTGCTAGACCAGTCATCGAATGGCTTCTAGCTGGTACAAACTGGTCCCCTCGCTTCATTGCTGAAACAAACCCAAAGAGCACTAATTTCTATTACATTTCCACATTTGATGCACTGAAAAAAGTGTGCAAGGTGTGGGGCCTAGAGATGCAGTTCTTTGTTGAAATGAACGGCAGTCAGATTGGCGCTAGATACATTGATTTCAAGCGCAAAATAGGTGAAGCAGTCGGTAAGCGTGTTGTCTACGGTCATAACGCCCTTGAAATTCTGCAAGAAGTTGAAAAGACAAACCTATACACCGCCTTGGTTGGTCGTGGTAAAGGGGAACAAGTCAGCTCGGCGGAAGACACCGGCAAAGATGCTGACGGTTACGGACGCAAAATCAACTTCGAGGAAGTTGTCTGGTCAAAAGCCAAAGGGGACCCACTAGACAAGCCCCTTGGTCAGAAATACCTTGAAATTCCAGAAATGACCGCTAAATACGGCATTAAACAACCAGACGGCAAGATGCGCCCAAAGATTGGCTTTGTCGAATTTAGCGAGGAAGAAGACAAGAACGAACTTATCAAGCAGACTTACGATGCTTTGATTGAGTCTTCAAGACCTAAACTGACACTTAAAACGTCAACGGTGTATCTCAAAGGCGTCCAAATCGGGGACACTATCCGAGTTGTCCGACATGACAGACACCTTGATTATGATACACGCATCTTTGAAATCACATTCAACCGCTTAAACAACGAATCTAGCGACATCAAGCTAGGGGACCGAGTTAGCGAGAGCAATGACGCAAAGGTACAGAGTACCGTCAACAAGGCTCTTGACGAGTTTAAAGCTGGTGAGTTTACTGAGTTTGTCAAAAAGCTGCCAGAGTTTATCCCGTCAGCTAATGGTTTTAACCATAACTGGTACACAAGCACTGATCCAACAGAATCTCACCCTGGACAAGTCCTAATCAATGATTCTTGGTACAAACCAGACCCAGAACATGAGGGACACACTATCATGTATCGCTGGACTGGGAAAATGTGGCAAGAGGTACTGAGAACATGGGACGGCACGGGGCTTCAAGACAAAATCAAGAAAGAATTCGAGAAAGTCGCAGCCGACATGGCTAAACAGCAATCAGAACACGACAGAGTGGTTGCCGAAATCACAGCCAAGGCCACTAATGCGGAAACATTAGCCAGTTCAGCTAAATCAACCGCAGAGGACGCTTTTAGCCGTCTAAACGACGTCAAGAGCGAAGCTATCACAGAAGCTCGTTACTTGGACACAGTCGAGCGTGCAGAGACAGAGAAGAAGATTGCTGCATCTAAAAAAGACGCACTATCAGAAGCTGTCAAACTGGTCGATAATGCTAAAAGTACGCTAAACACGGACTTATCAGAGACTGAAAAGAGAGTTGAAGCTCTAAAAGGTTCTATTGGTACATTGTCAAATGACACGTCAGTACAGTTTGCCAAGATCAATAACGCCCTCATTTCAGTAGCTAGCAAGCAAGACGTTGACAAAGTCAGTCAGCGCGTGTCTAATGCCGAGACGGTTTTGACACAGCAAGCAGGGCAGATTTCAGCCAAAGCTAGCAAAGAGGAAGTCAATGCTGTTTCTGGGCGTCTAAACAAGGCTGAGAGCTCGTTGACAGTGCAGGCCGGGCAAATCAGCCAGAAAGCCAATAAGCAGGACGTAGACACGCTGACAGGGCGTGTGAATCGTGCTGAAACGTCTATCACTCAGCAAGCGGACATGATTGCATCCAAAGCCAATAAGCAAGAACTTGACAATGTCAATAATCGATTGCTAAACGCAGAAAGTCGTATCACTCAGCAAGCTAACGAGATTAGCCAACGAGTGAAGACAAGCGATTTTAATAATGCTACTCAGAGACTTGCGACGACTGAGAGCTCAATCACTCAACTAGGAAATAAGATCACTACTGAGATTAGCCGTGTGGATAGTAAGATCCCGACAGACTTTGGCAGTCGTAACTTGATTTTGAAATCAGCAGATTTCGAGAATCTACACCGTCAACCCGGAGGAGGCAGAAATACTACTACTACTACGGACGGGCAAGCTTTCCTAATCAAGTCTCATAGCTATTCGAGCGACGTTTACGGTGGTATCTCATGGAACATGGCTATTCCAGAGATTAAAGCCGGTGAAACATTCTCGCTCTTGGTTCCGGTTTACATCGACAGCGGGGTAGACATTGACCGTGGCGCTATGATTATCATTAAAAATCATAAAAACAATGACAATCTAGTTGCTTACAATATCCCAACAGACCTCAAAAATGAGTGGTTTGACGTTAAGCTGATTTTCACTGCCGGTAAGGACATTGCCCTCGGTGAATGGCCGTTCTATATTACGGTTTTTAAAAACGGCTATTTGAAAATCAAACCACCTATGCTTGTCAGAGGTACGCTCATTCCCTTGCAGCATACAGTAGCACCAGAGGACACCGAAGCTGAAATAAGCACGGTTAAAACGACGATAACACAGACCGAGCAGGGTGTCAGTCAGTTATCTCAGAAGCAATCTGAAACAGATAGCCGTATCACTAATGCTGAAACTACGGTCAATCAATTGGTCGGTGAAGTGTCGTCGAAAGTATCGAAAACTGATTTCGACAAACTGTCTAAGAGCGTAGCGGCTAATAGTACCGCAATCACTCAGACTGATAACAAAATCAGTTTGAAAGCAGACCGGACAGAAGTTCAAACGGCCAAAGCTACGGCTGACAGTGCCGTGTCTAAAGGCCAAGAATTAGAGCGTAAAATCAACCAGACTAACGCAGAATTACGTGTTACAGCCGATTCTATCGCCCAAAAGGTTTCAAGAGTTGATTTTGACAATCTTGGAAATAAAGTCACAAACGCTGAAACGCAAATCAGCACGTTGGCTGGCAAGATTGAAACTAAAATCTCTAGGGTTGACCTAGACAGTGCTATTGATAGCAAAGGCCTTTTGAAAGAGTCGGACGTCAACAGATTGGTCGATAACAAAGGCTTTGCGACGGCTACGGCTGTAACAAACCTTATCCAACAGTCTGAGCGAGGGACAACGCAGCTTATTAGCGAGGTCAAAAAGCAGATTCCGTCAATTGACACGCTTTCTGTTGGTGGTGAGAACTTGATCCGTAACTCAGCATTTCCGGATAACTTGGACGGTTGGGGATATTGGGAAGCACCACAACCTAACTCGAATTTATCTGTGTCAAGTCATTCACTCTATTACAACGGTTCTAAGCCGTTGTTTTTGCTTTCAACAACAACAACAACAACAACAACGCCTAGCGCTACGATGAGATTTCCAGTGAAACGAAATACCAACTATTCTCTTAACGTTTCAATCTTGGCAGGCGGTAATCTAAAAGGAATGGATATCTATTTCCTTGGTCGTAATTCAAACGAAACTAAAACTTTTAGCAAAGTAGTTAACATCAAGCATTTCGACGGTCCGCCATCCACAAGCGGTGTTAAGAAATTTCACTTCACTTTTAACTCCGGCGAATGTGATGAAGGCTTTATCCGTATTGATAATACTGGCACAACCAACGGCAGTCAGTCTATGTTATTCTTCACCGAACTGGACTGCTACGAGGGTACTATGGACCGTTCTTGGCAACCGTCGCCAAAAGACGCAAGCCAAGAAGTGACAGTTAAATTCAATGAAATCAAGTCTACCGTTGACGGTTTCAGCCGGACAATCGGTGAACACGGCAAGTCTATTTCGCAAATTATCCAAGAGGCACAAGGTACAGTTTGGAAAGTCGAGAACCTAGAGGATAAGTGGGCGTTTAATCTTGGTGTAACTAACAAGCAACTAGACAAGCTAGATACTGGCCTTGAAGCTACCAGGTCCGAAATGTCCCAGATTGCTGGTTCATGGGCAGTCAAGAATTTGACAAGGTCTGGTGATGTGCTTAACCAAATTAATCTCAACAAAGACGGTTCGGTTAAAATCGACGGTAAATTGGTTCAAATCACTGGCTCTACCTACATCGAAGATGGTGTTATCAGCTCAGCTAAAATCAGAGAATTGTCAGCAAGTAAAATCACTAGCGGACGCTTAAACGCTTCACTAATCGATGTCGTTAACCTAAACGCCGAGAGTGTCACTAGCGGTACGTTTACTGGTTTGAATTATCGAGGCGGACGGATTGAATCGTTAAACGGTTCAATGTTTTTCGATTTGAATAGCAACTATCTTCAAATGGGAGCAGATACCGCTTCAATCAGACGTGTTCAGCCCGGATATCCTGCGCAGTTTATCCGATACGAGACAAGCATCGACCAAGGCAACTATCGTTCCAAAACTATTATCGGTTCTAACCGAGAAGGGACGGACGCTTACAATGCTACGACGTTTTCTGGTGTTGTGATCCAAAACAACACTAACAACGATATCGATACATTGCATCTCTATGGTGATAGAACATACTTTAGACATACGTTTACTAACGATGGATGGGATTTAGATGCTGTAACGCAACGACTTCGTCCGGGCATGATGGAAAAAGACTCACAGATTTGGTCAGTGCAGTTTGCAACACCAAAAAACGGTAAGGATTTTAGTACCGGGGCTATCAACATTACCGAATCGCTCGCTGCGGTTTGGCGGATGTTCAAGCACTTCGAAGGGAATATCAAAATGCCAAACGAGCTTAAAACACTCATTCAGCATGGTTACAATAACTACGGCATCCACATGCCAGTGTTGTAAAAGGAGATTTTATGAACGAACAAATTTACACATCAATGATTCAAGATATCGCAAGCCAGAACGCTAATTTGACGATTGAAAAAGCTGAGTTTAAAGCTCGCTTGCAGGCAACAGTTAGCGAACTGGAGCAGGTCAAATCACAACTAGAACATTATCAAAATGTACTAGCGTCTGATTCAGACCTTAACGACCTCTTTAACGAGGTAGCACAGAAAGGAGTGGATAATGAACAAATCTAATTTCAGTGTCACATCAAGCTATCTGACCAACCCGACAACTACGAGGATTGCTATCCAGTCCAAAGATGGCTCGACGTGGTTGACCCGTGATGTGCCGGGCGACCACACCAACAAGACGGATGAAGCTAAAATCCAGCTTATCTTGGATATCTTAGCGACTGAGTTGGACCCTGCTGGAGCATTGGCACGCTACCAAGCCAAGTCAGAGGAATCTATTAAAGACCTTGACAGCCGCTTGAATTTAGCTGAGAAAGTCGCTGAACAAGGCGAACTTACTCGTAAAATCGCTAACGTGTCCATTCTCAATGCGGTAATGAGCCAGAATATCCAGTATGGCACAATCTACAAGCAATACTTGGAATTGTTGCCAGTCGCTAAAAAAGGCGGTGTGTTCAACGCCGGGGATATCTTCGCTATCGAAGCCCCGGACCACGAAGAAGTGGACGGAGAAGGCAAACTGGTGCTTATCCAAGTTAACGGCTCTTTCACTTACGATAATCAACCGTTCGCTGATTTTGCAAAAGGGGGCAAACTAGAAAATAACGGGGTTGCTACAGCATGGCTATTCAAACCGAAGGGGGCGTAATGGTACAAAAACCAGACGGCATTTTTGGGGTTTTCGACGTGGTCAGAGACTTCTACGCACACGGTATTGATGAGCATTTATGGGTGTTCCTGCTGATGATTATTATTTTCAGCGATATCGTTATCGGAGTGTCTAGGGCTTGGGCTGCTCATGAGTTTTCAAGCTCAAAATTTCGTAAAGGGCTAGTCAGTCATACTGCCATGATTACGTTTGTAGCCATCTTCTATCCGTTCGCAGTATTCATGAATCTGGGCGGTGTACTAGATACATTTATCTTTGCTATGATTGCCGCTTACGGCTCTAGTATTTTGGCTAGTCTATCAGCTTTAGGGGTTGAAATCCCTTATATCGACAAATATGTTAAGAGAAACATCGACAAAGAGAAGTTTTTTCTTAACTCGGAAGAAACAAAGGAGAATAATGACAATGATTAATTTTAAACTTCGCTTACAAAACAAAGCTACTTTGGTAGCTCTTATCTCAGCAGTTTTCTTGATGTTGCAACAGTTCGGGCTTGAAATCTCGCACAATATCCAAGAGGGTGTTAATACATTCGTTGTGATTTTGGTAATCTTGGGTATCGTAACTGACCCAACAACTAAGGGTGTGGCAGACAGTGAACGTGCATTAAACTATAACCAACCTCGTGAGGACTAGCTTATGGCTAAACTCATGACCTCTATCAACCAGATTGAAGGGGGTGACATTCTCAAGAGTGGGGATGTTACTTCCTTGTTTGGTTTTGAAATCTTAGGGGCTGATGGCAAGCGTATGGAGCTATCCGGCACGGGTAAGCTCACACTGTCTAATGATGAAACCGTGGCACTCTACCAAGATGTAACCGTTGAGAACGGACATTTTACATTCGTCATGGGGGATGTCGTAGAGCCCGGAACATACTACCTCGAAATTAAACTGAACGGACATATTTTCCCGTCTAATAATTTCAAGGTCAAAGTGAAGAACTCACTGAATGCAGATAGTGCTATCCCATCGGACAAGAGCCCTAAATTAAAACTACTAGCGGATGAATTGCGAGAGTCCGGAATGATTACTGGTGGCAGTGATATCACGGAAGACCTCGTAAATGTCTATAACCTAGCTAAAATTTGAAAGGAAAACATAAATGAGTAAATTACACGATTTCGCACAAGCTGTCGGAGCAGATATCAAAGAAATTAAAACAACCCTAGCAGGCAAGGCTGACAAGGGTTCGGAAGGTATTACCGAAGAACGCTTGACGCAAGCAATCACGCAAGCTAAAACTGACCTTATTGGTGGAGCTCCTGAAGAGCTTGATACTCTTAAAGAACTTGCTGATAAAATCGCCGTTGGTGGTGGTAATGTTGATTCTGGTATTATTTCGAAAATGACCGAGCTTGGCACTCGTATTGATACCATCGAGCAAGAAGATCTTGTGAGCGTCTACAATACTGCGAAGAACACCCTCTAAGGAGGTTGATTTATGAGCAATTTAAGCAATGTTATTGAAAGCATTGGTCGTGATATTGGCGAGATTAAAGGTAAACAATCTTCATCATTGTCTGTCAGCCAAGCATATGGGTTATTCCCAACGTACAATAACTTTTTTCTACAGGTTCTAGAGCAAAATAGATTTGCGGCAGACCCACTTGTAACAAAATCTCAATTACCTACAAACGAAATTGACACTTTAAAACAGAAGGTCGAAGAGTTGGAGAGAACTATCTCGGAGATTAAACAATCTATTCAAAAATAAGTACAGACGGGGCTTGTTTCGGACATATCAACTATTTAGCTACTAACCCAACCGTTCCGACTGGTTGGACAAAATTAAATTAAGGAGGCCTACTATATGGCAACAGATAATGACATCATTCTATTCGCAGAAAATCTAGCTGACGCCGGTGTCGGTACCGATGCAGATGGATCATGGGGGACACAATGCGTTGACCTGCCTAACTCTATCTCAATTAACTTCTTTGGCCGTGCTCTTTGGGGTAACGCCATCGACTTGCTAAACTCAGCGGCAGCAGCAGGCTATGAAGTGGAATACAACCAAGAAGGCAACCTTGATAGCCGTCCACGCCGTGGGGCTGTATTTGTCATGGATACTACTTACATCTATGGCCACTCTTACGGGCACACTGGTCTGGTTATCGAAGATTCAGACGGCTACACTATGCGAACTATCGAGCAGAATATTGACGGCAACGCTGATAGCCTTTATATTGGCGGTCCTGCTCGTTACAATACACGTAATTTTGACGGCATTGTAGGTTGGTTCTATTTCCCAACGGATAACCAATCACAAGCCCCTGCACCAACTCCGACCCCGTTTGATGGTATAATTACTATTAACGAGGAAACCGGGACATTCACGGTTGAAGTCTCAGCTCTTAATGTTCGAGCTGGTGCCGGGCTAGGTGCTGAAATCGTGGCAGTCTATGGAGCCGGTGAAACTATCAACTATGACGGCTGGTGCGACGTTGACGGCTATATCTGGATTAGCTACATTGGCGGGGCTGGGAAACGCCGCTTTGTCGCAGTCGGGCAATCAGAGAAAGGGCGCCGGATCACATCATTCGGATCATTCG